GAAAGACTACCTCAACCCACAGGATGGCGCATTCTTGTAATGCCGTACCAGGGTAAGGCTAAAACTGGTGGTGGATTATTTATTCCAGATGAAATTCGCGAAAGAGAGACAGTAGCTACTGTTGTTGCTTATGTTATGCGAGTTGGCCCAATGGCTTACAAGGATCCCAACAAGTTTGGACCCGACGCAGAGCCGTGGTGCAAGCAAGGTCAATGGGTTTGCATTGGTCGATATGCTGGCTCACGTTTTAGAATTGAGGGTGGTGAAGTTCGCATCATAAATGATGACGAAGTCATTGCTACTATTTTAGAGCCAGATGACGTTAAACATATTTAGGAGAGAGACATGAGTGAAGAAACTGAAATTAAACAAGCTGGAGATTCTGAAGAAGAAGTCTTGGTGGAGTTGGAGCTGGAAGAAGAACAGTCCGCATCCGACGATCAATCTGAGATTCAAGTAGAACAAGAGCCAGAAGAACCTAAAGTTGAAGCGAAGGTGCCTGAAGAAGGTTCCGATGAGGAGCTTGAGACTTACAGCAAAGGCGTTCAAAAAAGAATAAAAAAACAAACAGCTAAGTATCATCAAGAGAAACGAGACAAAGAAGAAGCGATGAGAGTTGCTCAGATGCAACAGCAAGAGATTGCAAATCTTAAGACTCGTATGCAACAATTAGATACTGGTTACGTTGCCGAGTACGGTGGCAGACTTGAGAGTCAAAAAGCTGCAGCGCATAACGCGTATAGAGCGGCGCATGAAGATGGGGATTCAGAAGCTCTTCTCCAAGCTCAAGAGGTTTTAAATAGAATAGCTATTGAAGAACAAAGGTTTCATGTTGCTCGATCTCGTCAACAGGCTCAACAACAACAGCCACAGCAACAAGTCCAGCAACCACAACAACAAGTCCAACAACCACAGGCTCAACAGGTAGATCCCAAGGCCAAAGCTTGGACAGAAAAGAATACTTGGTTCGGTCAAGACGACGTTATGACCGCATCCGCGCTTGCTATTCATAACAAACTTGAAGCAGAAGGCTTTGACATGGGTAGTGATGAGTACTACAATACGGTAGATAGTCAGATTAGGGAATATTTTCCCGACAAGTTTTCTGGCTCCCAACCGAAGAAAACGGGAGGAGGTAATCAGGTCGCACCCGCTGGTTCTTCCGCATCCCGCAGTACCAAACAGGGGCGCAGGACCGTGAAGCTCACGCCGTCACAAGTTGCTATGGCGAAAAAGTTAAATGTTCCTCTGGATAGATATGCAAAGGAATTTTTGAAAACTAGCGAAAAAGCTAACAACTAAAGGAAAATAAAATGGCAGATGCAAGAGCACCACGATCAACTGACACGCGAGAAAAAGAAACGCGCAGAAAACCTTGGGCACCGCCCAGCCGCCTAGATGCCCCAGAACCCCCAGAGGGTTATGTGCATCGTTGGATACGAACAGCTATGCGAGGAGAGGATGACAAGACAAATGTTCATGCTAAACTTCGTGAAGGATGGGAACCCGTTCGTTCTGAAGAGTATCCTGACTATGAAGCTCCAACCATCGAAGATGGTAAATTTGCAGGAGTTATTGGTAACGGTGGCCTAATGTTGTGTCGAATACCTATCGAAACCGCCAATGAAAGAAACGAGTATTACGGGACCCGGACCCGCGAAGCAATGACGGCAGTCGATCAAGATCTAATGAAGGAACAAAATCCTTTGATGCCTATTCATCAGAGTAGGCAAAGTCGTGTAACCTTCGGGCGGGGAAAACCCCCTTCTGATTAATTAATGAGGTGCTATAATGGCAAATACTAATGGTGCATACGGTCTTAGACCGATAAGTATGCAGGGTGCTATGCCCAACTCCACTGGTTTGAGCGAATATCGAATAGCTGCCGGAAACACTAACAAACTCTATCAGGGCCAAGCGGTTATTCCGTTGGCGACTGGAGTTATTGACGATCTACAAGCTGCGGCTGGTGGTACTGTCTCTATTGTTGGTGTTTTCTGGGGTTGTGAGTTCGTCTCAAGCTCTACTGGTAAAATGACTTTCTCTAATACTTGGCAAGGTTCTGGCGCGGATACTAATTTCCCCGTCAAAGCTTTCTTGTATGACAGTCCAAACCAATTGTTCTCAATTGCTACATCTAATGTAGTAGCTGGCTACAACACTGAAGCAGAGGTTCGCACAGCGGTCTTCTCAAACATCGCTCTTGCAGCGGGTAACTCTGGTACTGATAGTACTGGTATATCTTCTGGAACTGCGGATCTAAATACTGTCGCAAATACCGCAGCTTTAGCTCTTAGAGTTATGGGCATCCAAGACGATGTCGATAATGAAGACTTTACTGTTGCTGGTATTCCCTTAATCGTTCGTATAAACAACCACTTCAACGCACCTACTGGTTCCGTTGCACAGGGTACTGTTTCTACGATAGCACTAGCGTAGAAAGGAGACTAGCAAATGGCTATATCACGCGCACAACTAGCGAAAGAGCTAGAGCCTGGTCTCAATGCCTTATTTGGCATGGAATACGACAGGTACGAAAACCAACATGCAGAGATCTATACGACTGAATCTTCAGACAGAGCGTTTGAAGAAGAGGTTATGCTCTCTGGATTTGGTGCTGCTCCGAACAAGTCGGAAGGCAACGCAGTAAATTTCGATGATGCTGGCGAGGCCTACACAGCTCGTTACAACAACGAAACCATCGCATTGGCATTCTCAATCACGGAAGAAGCTATCGAGGACAATCTTTATGATCGTCTCGGAAGCCGATATACCCGTGCTCTTGCTAGGTCAATGGCTCACACGAAACAGGTAAAAGCTGCAAGCATCTTGAACAACGCGTTCACAGGTGGTGCTTCTGCCGGAGGAGATGGAGTTGCACTTTGTTCAGCTTCACACCCTCTTGTTAATGGTGGGACACTATCAAACACACCAGCGGTTGCTGCTGATCTAAACGAAACTTCTTTGGAAGATGCGTTAATCAACATCGCTGGCTATGTGGATGAGCGTGGGCTAAAAGTTGCTCTTCGCGGTATGAAGTTAATTCTACCACGTCAACTTCAGTTCATCGCAGAACGTATCATGGTATCTAATCTTCGGGTTGGCACTGCGGATAACGACGCTAACGCAATCAAAACAATGGGAATGGTTCCTGACGGTTATGCTGTCAATGACTTCCTAAATGATCCAGATGCGTGGTGGGTTAAAACAGATGCACCTCGTGGGTTTATCCACTTTGAGCGTACTCCGATGGCTACCAACATGGAGTCTGACTTCGATACAGGCAACATGAGATACAAGGCTCGGGAGCGTTACAGCTTCGGATTCTCGGATCCACGTTGTGTTTTCGGATCGCCAGGAGCGTAACAGAACTATTTAAAAATAGAGAGGGCGGCTATTCAGTCGCCCTTTTTTCGTTTAAAAAGGAGAGTAAAATGAAAATTATAAATTGGATCACAGGCCGTCTGTCTGAACCGTCAAGCTATGCTGCGATAGGTGTAGGAGTAATAGGTATAGGTATAATATCGGGTGTGGGCGAATTATTGTTCATCGGTGTTGCATGTGCCATTCTAGGACTTATTATTGCAGAAGAAGCTAAAAAAGATAAATAAATAGGGGGAGGGTCAAGTATTAACGCTTGACCCTTTCTTTTTCTTTTCAATTGATGTATTCTACAATCACCTTGACAGCCGCATTCCGCGTCTGACATTTGCCACGACAAGGAGATTAACATGGCTAATACAACTTTTAACGGACCAGTTCGTTCTCAAAACGGATTTCATGATATTGATATTGACTCTACAACCGGAACCATAACTACGGGTTCAACCTATGGTGAGTCAGCTAAAGTAGATGACGGTATTTCTAATAAAACGGGTGTAGTTGCAGCAACGGGAACCATTTTACAAATGGCAAACGGTTTCGATGCACCTCTGGTAAAAAACACTCACTATCTTACACCAGCTAATGGTAACGCGATAGTAGCAACGCTACCAGCTCAAGCGGATTCCGAAGAAGGCGATTCAATTATTGTTGATTACAACGTTCTTGCGTCTAACGGACAGACTATGAAGTTTGGTACTTCGGGTGAGTTCTTTGCAGTAAATTCTGCAATATACAAGAACACTACTGTACTAGCAAATGTTAACGCAGTGTTAGTAGCGAATGGCACTAGCCATGATTTCCTTAATGCAGTTGGTCTAACCAACGCGGGCCCAGGAATCGGAAGTCGCATAATATTTACTTATAGTGGAGCTGCGTGGAGAGCGGAAGCGCGTCTCGCGTCTTCAGGTACTGCGGCTGCGGCGGGTACTTCGGTCTTTGCTACTAGTTAATTAATCTGGCGGGGGTAACTCCCCGCCTACACTTTAAAGGAGAATAATATGGCGGGTTCAGACGTACAAGCCACGTTTATTGTATCAGCAGCAGCAGATCCGAACGGAATTTCAGTAAGCGCACAGGTTGGAAACAACGCTAACTTAGTTATAACTGGTGCGTTAGCAGACGGCGGTGCTGTTACTTTTGACAGTCCAAGAAATGTTACTATCACTTCTGGTGGTAATGACAGTGCAATAACTTTTACAGTTACTGGAACAAATGCAAACGGAGTGGGTCTAGCAGAAACTATTACAGGCGCAAACGCGGGAATAGCAACAGGAACATCAGTATTTGCAACGGTTACTCAGATAGCCGCAGTAGGTGATCCAGCGGGAACAGTTATAGCGGGATCAGGCTCTACAATTCAAGCTACTATTTTTGCAGGACGATGTAGATTAAAAGGTATTTATTTAGTCAGCACTGCTACGGGTGGAACGATTTCGTTTAGAAACGCTTCTGTAACAGGAACGGCTCTTTTACAGTATCAAACTCCTGCGGGTGTGGGTTCGGAATATCCTGATGTACCTGACAATGGGATGGTATTTCCAGACGGTGCGTTCCTTACTTACAGTTCTGTTAATGCGTCCTCTGCAACGATCTTCTACGCTTAGAGGTTCTTATGGCTGATAACATGCCAAAGAGAAATAAAAAGAACTTTCGTCCTACTAAGAGTGGGGCGGGAATGACAAAAGCTGGTGTTGCATCGTATAGAGCAAAGAACCCAAAATCAAAGTTAAAGACTGCGGTTACGGGAAAAGTT